GATTCACAAGGAAATCGTCACGTTTGACATGGGCCTCGAGCGTTTTGGCCTGCAGCTGCTGGCAGATCTCAATGCGCTGTACCCAAACCACCAGGTTTTGCTGTGGGGCGACCCTGCTGGCCAGGCAAGGGACGCGATTTATGAGGTGACCAGCTTCGAGTTCCTTCGAACGCTGGGCCTGCGGGCACAACCGACAGCGTCCAACGACTTCAAGGTGCGCCGAGAGGCATCAGCCGCCCCGATGCAGCGCCTGATACAGGGTAAACCCGGCCTTTTGGTGAACCGCGAGTGCAAGCTGCTGCGCAAGGCGCTGGGCGGTGGCTACCACTTCAAGCGGGTGGCGGTCGGCGCTGGCCAAGAGCGCTTTCGGGACGCGCCCAACAAGAACGAACACTCGCACATTGGCGACTCGTTCGGCTACCTGATGCTGGGCGGCGGCGAGTACAACCGAATGACCCGTGGCCACCAGCTGGGCGGCAGACCCCAGTCGCAAACCATGGCCAACACCGACTTCGACATCTTCGGTTGATATCGCCCTGCAATCGCCCTGTTGACCATTGTCCAATCCCCAATAGAATCCATTTAATTTTATTGGGAGGTAACCATGGCTTTTCCTTGGATCGCAGCAGCTATCCTTTTGGGCAGCGCTGTTCAGACAAGCGAGGCGCGTAAGTCGCGCAAGGACGCAGAGCGACAGCAGCGAGAGTTGCTGGCCCAGCAGATCAGAGACTCTGACGCGATGCGTGGCCAGATCTCTGCGCAGACCGCGCAGATGGCTCGCCAGGGTTCCTCGATGGAGCAGCAGGCGCGAACAGCGCGTGAGCAGTTCGAGAACCAAAAGATGCAATACGCCGAGAACAAGCTGGCCATGGAGAAGCAGGCCAAGGAAGTGCAAGCGGCTGCTGACGAGGAGCGCCGCAAGGCTGCGGCCTACGAGGCATCCACGCTTAAGGCCCGCACCCGTGGCGGTCGCCGCTCGCTGCTGTCTGCCGAGCGCATGGACGCCGAGCTTGGTCTGGGCATGGATCTTGGCTCTTCTGGCACAAGGATGATGTGATGGCCACCAAGCTGACGCAGTTACAAGCCAGCCGCATTGCGCGGCGCACCAGTTCTGACATCAAGAACCTGGCTCGCTCGTACCAAACGCAGTTTGCTGACGTGAGCAGCCAGTACGCCAAGGAGTTCTCGGACTACCAAAAGCGCGTGGCCGACCAGATGGCCCCGTATGAGGCGACCGTGGCCAACTACTTGGACGTGGTCGAGCCGAGGTACCGCGCCGAAGTTGAGCAGTACAACGCCGCGCTTGAGGACTACCAGCGCAAGCTGGCCGAGATTGACGCCGACCCGGTCATCGCCACCACTGCCTCGCAGAGTTACCGCACTTGGTACGGCAAGAAGAAGACGAAAACCTTTGAGGTGTTCGTGCCCAAAGACATCCCGACCTTTGACGCCAAGATGCCCGAGGGCTTGCCCGACATGCCAACGGCCCCCGAGCTTGAAGCCTTTGACTCGGGCAAGTTCAGCACCCAGCACAAGTCTGTGATTGAGGGCCTCAACCGCGAGACCGCCGAGCGCCGTGGCGCACGCAAGAACGCCGTGCAGCGTGGTCGCGGTCGAACATTATTGCAAGGAGCATAAACATGCCAGGTCTGTACGACAACATCCACGCCAAGCGTGAACGCATCAAGGACGGCAGCGGCGAGAAGATGCGCAAGCCAGGTGCAGATGGCGCACCCACCAACAAAGCCTTCAAGGCGGCGGCCAAGACCCGCGCCGCAAAGCGCCCCATGTTGAGCGACAAGAAGGCTTACTGAACACAGAAGGACAAAGATGGACTACGACAAGAAAGCACCGGGCGGCATGCGTCTGACGCCCGAGCAGATCATGAAGCGCCAGCAGCTGGCACAGACCAAGAAGGACGAGTTCCAGCAGCTGTACCAGGACGCCTACGAGTTTGCCCTGCCCCAGCGCCAGCTGTATGGCGTTTGGGAGGGTGGCAGCATCGGCTCCAAGAAGATGCAGCGGGTCTTTGATTCGACCGCCATCAACAGCACCCAGCGCTTCGCCAACCGTCTGCAGTCTGTTGTATTCCCGCCCCAGAGCAAGTGGTGTACGTTGGACGCAGGCTCTGCCATCCCGGCTGACCGCAAGGGCGCGGCGCAGGCTGTGCTGGACGTTTACCGCGACAAGATGTTCGACACGCTGAAGCAGTCGAACTTCGACATTGCCATCGGTGAGTTCTTGCTGGACATGGCCGTGGGCACCGCCTGCATGATGGTGCAACCCGGCGACGATGTCAGCCCCATCAACTTCGTGCCCGTGCCGCTGTTCTTGGTGAGCTACGAGGAAGGCGCGAACGGCCAGGTGGATAACGTCTACCGCCGCATGCGCATGAAGGGCGAGTCCATCGCACGCCAGTGGCCTGATGCCGAGATCCCTGCCGAGATGCAGCGCCGCATTGACGACAAGCCCACCGAGGATGTCGAACTGCTCGAGGCCACCATCTTCGACCAGAAGCGTGGCGACTACTGCTACCACGTCATCGACAAGATCAGCAAGGTTGAGATCGTCTACCGCCGCCGCAAGTCTTCGCCGTGGGTCATCTCGCGCTACATGAAGGTGGCAGGCGAGATTTACGGTCGCGGGCCGCTGATGACCGCCCTGCCCGACATCAAGGCGTTGAACAAAACCAAGGAACTGCTGCTCAAGAACGCGAGCCTGGCGGTCTCTGGCGTGTACACGGCTGCAGATGACGGTGTTCTAAACCCGAACACGGTCAGGATCGTGCCCGGTGCCATCATCCCGGTCGCTCGCAACGGTGGCCCACAAGGCCCCGCGCTGCAGGCCCTGCCCCGTTCGGGCGACTTCAACGTCACCCAGCTGGTCATCAACGACCTGGTGCAGAACATCAAGCGCATCTTGCTGGACGAGTCGCTGCCGCCTGACAACATGAGCGCCCGCTCGGCCACCGAGATCGTGGAGCGCATGAAGGAACTGGCCCAGAACCTGGGCAGCGCCTTCGGTCGCCTGATCAACGAGACCATGATCCCCTTGGTCGCCAAGATCCTTGAGGTCATGGACGAGAAGGGTCTGATCGACATGCCTCTGCGCGTGAACGGTCTTGAGGTCAAGGTCACACCGGTCGCGCCGCTGGCCATGGCCCAAAATATGGAAGAGGTCAACGCGATTATGCAGTACATGCAGATGATGCAGTCGGGTGGCTTTGGCCCAGACGGCCAGCTGGCCATCAAGACCGATGCGGCTGTGGACTTTATCGGCGACAAGCTGGGTGTGCCCATGTCTGTGCGCAACACCGCAGCCGAGCGTGCCGTGATGATGGAAGAGATGCAGGCCCAGCAGGCCACGATGGCCATGGCGCAAGCCCAGGCCATGCAGGCCGGGGCGATGCCGCCCGAGGGCGCAATGCCGCCTGAAGCCATGGCCCAAGGGGTGATGTGATGGCTGGCTGGGACGATCTTGACCAGCTGCAGACGCCCGATGTCCGCGAGGCCAACCAGCAGCGCGACGACCTGGCGCGACTGAACCTGCGGGTGTTCGGCACCGAGGACGGCCAAAAGCTGCTGCAGTGGCTGCGTGACGTGTATGTGAATGTGCCCATCGCCGTGCCGGGCACTGACCCGTCCCATGCTTTCTTTGCCGAAGGGCAGAGAACCGTGGTTCGGGAAATCGAGGCACGGATTAACCAAGCAAGGAAGCTATGACGACAGACACACAAGACCAACCCGGTGGCAACACTGGCCTATTGGACAATGTGAGTGCCACTGACGACACGACCACCACCAACCCGCAAGCAGCGGAGATTGACCACAAGGCCGGGGCATCGACCACGACCGCTGTGCCCGGCGACATCCCCGGCACGGCCAAGGCCAAGCCCGACTACCTGCCCGACAACTTCTGGGACAACGAGAAGGGCGAGGCCAACTACGAGGGCCTGGCCAAGAGTTGGTCAGATCTGCGCAAGACCATCTCGCAGGGCAAGCACAAAGCCCCCGAGGGCGGCAAGTACGACACAGCTATTTGGGGCGATGGCGCTGAAGAAAACCCAATGGCTCAAGCTGTCACAAATTGGGCAAAAGAGAACGGTATTTCCCAAGCTCAGTTTGAAGATTTGGTTGGCAACCTTCAGTCTCAAGCCAAAGAATTGATGTCTGGCCAAATGGTTGATCCAGCCGAGGAAATGAAAAAGCTCGGCCCCAACGGCAACGCTGTGGTGGACGGCATGGTGAACTGGGCGCGTGGCCTGGTTCAGAAGGGCATCTGGGGCGCTGATGACTTTGACGAGTTCAAGGTCATGGGCGGCACGGCCAACGGCCTGCGTGCGCTGATGAAGGTGCGCGAAGCCTACGAAGGCCGCATCCCAATCGAGACCGCCCCCAACGAGAACGCGCCGAGCAAGGACGACCTCTACCAGATGGTGGGCGACCCCCGCTACAAAACCGATGCAGCCTATCGCCAGAAGGTCGAAAAGCTGTTCAGTGCAACGATTCGCTGAGTTGTCTCCAATGGTTGGGAAACCGACCTTTGCCCCACTTCGGTGGGGCTTTTTTTTGTCCAAATGCAGCCCTGTTGCATTTTGTACAAACTGCCCTACAATCGGGCCAAGGCATATCGAGTAATCGACCCTGACCGCAGCGAGATGCTGACGAATGGCTGACGCAAACAGCAAGCTAACGGCCCAGGCTTCTGGCTCACCGCAGCGACAAACCTGTTTTTTCAATCAACCGAACGAGGTATCAAAATGAGCATTTCTTTAAGCAATGCCTTTGTGACGCTCTTCGACGCTGAAGTCAAACAGGCTTACCAGGGCAAAGCCCAACTGGTAGGCGCTGTGCGTGCGCGTCGTGGTGTCGAAGGCTCCACTGTCAAATTCCCCAAAGTTGGTCGTGGCGTTGCCACTCCCCGCATCGCCCAAACCGATGTGACTCCCCTGAACGTGGGCTTCAACAGCGTCACGTTGAACCTGTCCGACTGGAACGCCGCTGAGTACAGCGACATCTTCAGCCAGGCCAAGGTCAACTTCGACGAGCGCCAAGAACTGGTGCAAGTGGTTGCCGCTGCCATGGGTCGTCGTCAAGACCAGCTGATCTTGGACGCGCTCGGCGCTTCCGGCACCAGCCTGACCGTTGCCAACAGCATCGGTGGTGCAAACACCAACCTGAACGTGGCCAAGCTGCGTGAAGCCAAGCGCTTGCTCGACAAGAACAACGTGCCATTCGATGGCCGTCACTTGATCGTTCACGCCAACGGCATCTCCTCGCTGTTGTCCGAGACCGCTGTGACCTCTTCCGACTTCAACACCGTCAAGGCGTTGGTGCAGGGCGAGATCAACACGTTCCTGGGCTTCCAGTTCCACGTCTTGGGTGATCGCACTGAAGGTGGCCTGGCCATCGACGGCTCGCTCGACCGCAC